CCGTCGGGACATAGCGCGCGAGCAGGCCGGGTAGCGTCAATCGGCAGAGCATCGCTGAACACCGCACCTCGAGGCTGTACACCTCGGCGGCCAGTAGGGAAGGTTCCCGGTTCGAGTCCGGGTCCGGCCTGCTCACGGCACACCCATAGACACGACCTCATCCCACTCACTGCGCACCGACCTAGGTCAACGCTCAGCGACGGTGATGCACCAAGGCCGGGTTGATCGCCGGAACCGAGCGCACATGGAACCTCAGCATGGGTCTTCGCCCTGAGGTGTGGACGAGGCCGCCACCACACCCGCACACAGCGGTGCAGGCTGGTCAGCCACGGGAGGCCAACAGAGTCAGCCCGGCCCCGTCCACGGCACACCCACAGACCACCCCCGCACTCAGCGGGGCGTTGCCCGAGATGGGCAGAAGCGAGATGGCGAGATGCCAGCAGAGAAGATCGCAGCCACGTTCGTCAACAATGGCCCCGAGCAGTTCACCAACACACTCAGGGTTCAGTGGGGCATCAAGGGCGCAGCACCCGAAGCGACGTGCGGATGGGTCAACCCCGGATACGCGCTGATCCAGATCCGGCGCGACGACGAGCCGACTGAGCGCGACACGCACTACGTCGCCATCGACCCCGAGCAACTCGACCACCTGATCCGCGTCCTCAAGCGCGTGCGACGCCAGTCGTTCCGAGAGGGCAAGCCCACACTCAGCTCTGACGAGGAACGCTTCGTTGACCAGGACGGACGTCCGCTTCGTATCTGGGACGGCCACTCGCAGTAACCCGCAGACAAGTGCTGACCCGAGTCCTACTGGCTCGGCTAGGCGCTTCCCGCCCCCGGACTCAACCTCCGGGGGCTCACAGACTCCCCGGCCGCCATCTCGCGGCAACCACCCACACCCCATCGGGGCGACCGCTTCGGCGGATTTGACACCTTGAGATGAGCAGACCGGGGAACAAACCCCCCGCCGACGTGCGACCAGATCCACGGCGGCGGGTGCACACGTTGGAGGGCGCATGGCCTGGCGCGTCTGTTCACGACCAGGCTGCCCCACCTTGCACGAGGGCACAGGCAAGTGCCCCGACTGTCGAGCACAGGCAGACGTAGCGCGTAGGCCAGATGGCAACCCCTACCGCACAGCTGGGCACCAGGCGTTCAGGCGGGCAGTCCTCGACCGCGACCCCATCTGCGTCCTCTGCCACATCGCCTTCGCCACCGTAGCCGACCACTACCCCACCGAACGTCGAGACCTAGTAAGCGCAGGGCTCGACCCCAACGACCCACAGTACGGACGCGGGTTGTGCTCCAGCTGTCACAACCGCTGGACTGCCAAGTCATCCCCCGGCGGGTGGGCAGCAAGGCAGTAGAACAATCACATCAAGCCGCGACTGATCCTCACGGCTAGGAAGGCCCCGACTCTCCCAGGTCGGGGCCTTCCGCATACCTGGGAGCGACCATGAAGACCTGTACCATCGACGGATGCGACCGAGCACATAGAGCCAAGGGCTACTGCTCATCGCACTACAGCGCGATCCTTGACCCCGACCGCCATGTGGTCACGAGGGCATGTGACGAGTGCGGCGAGACGTACACCACGACTCGCACCAACGGGCGGTACTGCTCGCTGCTGTGCAGGGATGCGTGCCTACATCCTGACGCTGTACTGCACAAGGCTGTACGTCTCGCCGCGACACAACGTCGACTAGAACGTGAAGCCGAAAGATCGGCGCGTCCTTGTCCGGCACCGTTCCCGCCCGAGACGCGAGAGTGTGCGTGGTGTGGTGTTGGGTTCACCACCAACAAGCCAGAGCGCGTCATGTGCAGTAGGTGGTGCAAGGGCAAGGCGGCGAAGGTACGACGCAGGGCGCGTGAAGCCAACGCACCCGGCACGTACACGTGGTGCGAGGTGACCAAGGTCTACCTGTCGTTAGGTAGGCAGTGCGCCTACTGCCACACGCAGGTCAACGAGTTCGAGCCTGACCATGTGATCCCACTCAGCAAGGGCGGATCGAACAGCATCACCAACGTTGTACCTAGTTGCAAGATGTGCAACTCAGACAAGCGCGACCTGTCACTCACTCAGTGGGCAGCAGACAGGGCGCGACGCGGACTCGCAGTGCGGTCACTCGACCAACGTGTCAGACACCTCACGAGCGCAATGCTGGCCGCTTGAACAACCCTGACCAGCGCATGGGGGGGGTGGGGGGTTAGCGCCCTCCCTCCCGAACCGCCGGTGAGGGGAGAAAAACCTGCGGAGGGTCCAGAACATCCCGGCAGGCCGCGCAAGGCGGTCGCCTCAACGCCGCGCAAGGCGGCTACCGGATAGGTGATCCTCATGCCCAAGGGTGGCCCGCGTAACCGTAACGGTCCCGCTCCCGATCCGTCGTCGGGTCGGTCTGAGCGGCGCGGGTACAAGCTGTCCGAGTTGCCGTCCGAGGGCTTCCTGGGTCCGGTTCCTGACTTCCCGCTGCCGTCCGCGTCCGAGCGTGAGCTCACCGTGTGGGAGTGGGCGTGGCGGACCCCGCAGGCGTGCGCATGGTCGGTCGCTTCGGAGCGCTGGCGGCTTCCGTTCGTGGCGCGATGGGTGCGGTTGACGGTGCGCGCCGAGGGCCCTGAGTCCGCGGCGTCGTTGCAGTCCCCGCTGATGCGTCTCGAGGACCGGATCGGGTTCTCGACTGCCGGCCTGGCCGAGATGGGCTGGGCCGTGAAGGTTGACGAGGTGGCCGCGAAGGCTGCCGACCACGAGGCGGTGTCGCCGGTGCGCCGGTCGTCGCGTGACCGGCTCAAGGTCGTGGCCGCCGGTGGAGTCTGACGAGCAGGTCGTCGACTTCCCGACGCTCGGCTTCCTGGCCGCGGACTGGATCGAGGCTCACTGCACGGTGCCGTCCGGGCATGACCTGGGGCTGCCGCTGATCCATGACGGGTGGCAGTTGTGGTGCACGGTCAACCACTACCGGGTGAAGCCGGGTGTGCTGTTCGTGCCGACCCGCCCGCTGCTCGCGCCGGCGTTCCACTACCGCCGCTCGGTCGTGGTTGGGCCGCAGAAGAACGGCAAGTCCCCGTGGGGCGCGTCGGTCGTGATCTTCGAGGCTGTCGGCCCGTGCATCTTCGCCGGGTGGGCTGTCGGCGGCGAGGTGTACCGCTGTGAGGACCACTGGTGCGGGTGCGGTTGGGAGTACGTGTACCAGCCGGGTGAGCCGATGGGGATGCCGCGGCGCAAGTCGCTGATCCAGCTGCTCGCGACAGCTGAGACGCAGACGGCGAACGTGTACGAGCCGATTCAGACGATGATCCGGTCCGGCCCGCTGGATGACGTGATGAAGGTCCGTGAGGGCTTCATCCGCCTCCCGAACGCGGGGAAGATCGAGCCCGTCTCGGCCGCCGCACGGTCGAAGCTCGGCAACCCGATCAACTTCGCGCTCGCGGACGAGTCGGGTCTGTACACGGCGACGAACCGGCTGCTGAACGTGTGGCAGACGATGCGTCGTGGTCTTGCGGGCATGGGTGGCCGGTCGTTGGAGATCACGAACCCGTGGGACCCGATGGAGAACTCGGCGGCCCAGCAGGCGTTCGAGTCGAAGCGCCCTGACATCTTCCGGCACTACCGCAAGCCGCCGGCGGACCTGTCGTACACGAACCGCCGGGACCGCCACAAGTTGCACCTGTGGGTGTATGCCGACGCCCCGTGGGTTGATGTGACGTCGATCGACGCTGAGGCTGCCGAGCTGGTGGAGACGGACCCGACGCAGGCTGAGAGGTTCTTCGGGGGCCGACTCGTGCAGGGCTTGGGCGCGTACCTGACGGACGAGCTGCTCACGGCGCGCACGTCGTCCGAGGAGCCATCCCGGCGCATCTGCCTCGGCTTCGATGGGTCTACCTCGGGTGACTGGACGGCGATCCGCGCCGAGACGGCCGGGGGCCTGCGGTTCACCCCGACGTATGAGGTCGGGGGGGAGTTGCGGCCGACGTGCTGGAACCCTGCGGAGTGGGGCGGGCGCATCCCGCGCGGTGAGGTCCGGGCCGCGGTTGACCAGTTGTTCCGCCGGTACGAGGTGGCGCGGATGTACTGCGACCCGCGGGACTGGCAGACGGAGATCGACGAGTGGTCGCTTGAGCATGGCGAGAAGGTCGTCGTGCAGTGGCCGACGAACCAGATTGGGCGCATGTGGGCGGCCCTGGACCGGTACTTCACGGACATGTCCGAGGGCGCGACGACCCACCTGGCGGACACCACGTACCGCACGCACGCGCTGAACGCCCGGAAGATCGGCAAGCCGGGTGACAAGTACATCCTCGGCAAGCCGGCCGAGCACCTCAAGATCGACGACCTGATGGCTGACGTCCTGGCACACGAAGCGGCTGCGGACGTCCGTGCCGAGGGTTGGCCGAAGCCGGCCACCAACTTCATCTACACGAGCTCGACGACCCGCCGGAGGTGAGCATGGCCCCCACCCCGGCCGAAGTCCTGGCTCTCGCTGCGCTGCTGTCGCAGAAGATCATCGACCGTCGCACGGAGATTGCGCGCCACGTCTCGTACTACAAGGGCCGTGAGGGGCGCATGAAGTTCGCCTCGGACGAGTTCCGGGACTACTTCGAGCGCCGGTTCGAGGGGTTCTCCGACAACTGGTGCATGCCGGTTGCGCAGGCCCCAATCGAGCGCATCAACTTCCTGGGTATCCGGCTGCCGGGTGCGGTGTCGGCTGACGCTGACCTGACCCGCATGTGGGAGCGCAACGACGCCGCCCGGGGGCTGTCCGAGGCGCTGCTGATGATGACGATCGCGAAGCGGTCGTTCGGTCTGGTGTCGCCAACGAAGGCCGGCGCCCGGTACACGTTCGAGCACCCGGACTCGGCCGCGGTGATCTATGACGCGATCACGCGGGAGCGTCGCGCGGGCATGGTGCTGTGGCAGGACGACAAGACCGAGTATGGCGAGCTGCAACTGCCCGGGTCGATCCTGTCCGTCAAGCGCCCGAAGGTCGCCCTGGCGTCGGGTGAGCGGTATGTGCCGCCGGACGCTGCCGGGTGGGACTTCGACGACACCCGTGGCGCGGTCGAGCGGAAGAACCCGCTGGGAGTCGTCTCGCTGGTGGAGTTCCGCAACCAGGCGCTCCTGGATGACGACCCGATCTCCGACATTGCGGGTGTCGAGGCCATGCAGGACTCGATCAACCTCGTGTGGGCGTACCTGCTCAACGCCCTGGACTACGCGTCCCTGCCTGGCCGGGTGATCCTGAACGCCGAGGTCCCGAAGATCCCGATCCTGGACGCCGTGACCGGTGAGCCCACCGGGTCGCGGCCGATCGAGCTGGACGCCCTGATCCGGGACCGCATGATGTTCGTTCCGGGCGAGAAGGCATCCCTGGGCGAGTGGTCGGCGGCGAACCTGGACGCGTACTCCAAGGTCATCGAGCACGCGATCGAGCACGTCGCGGCGCAGACCCGCACCCCGGGCCACTACCTGCTGACGGGCTCCAACGTCCCGGCGACGGGGTACGAGCTGGCCGAGGCGGGGCTGACGTCGAAGGCGCTCGAGCGGATCTCCTACGCGTCCCCCGAGGTGCGGGAGATGAACCGCCTGGGCGCGCTCGCCGAGGGTCAGACCAAGCTCGCCGCGCAGGTCGCGCTCGGGAAGGTGCTGCACCGCAAGCCGCAGTACCGGTCCGAAGCGCAACTCATGGACGGCCTGGGCAAGATGCGGACCGCGGGGTTCCCGTTCCAGTGGATCGCCGAGGAGTACGGGCTCGACCCGGCCGAGGTTGACCGCGTCATGGACATGGTGAAGGCCGAGGGCGAGGACCCGTACTTGACTCAGGTGGCTGCGAAGACGGCCGCCGCGCCAGTGGCACAGAATGCTGACGCAGAGCCTGCCGCGCTCGGCTGAGCGGTACGCGGCGGACCAGCGGGCGGAGATCGCCGCTGCGGTGTCGGCGGTTCGCCGTCAGTGGCGGCGGATGACGCCGGAGTTCGACGTGTCATGGCAGTCGATTGAGCCGTCGATGGTGGCGATCGCGGCGACCGCTCAGCGGCGGGTCGCGCAGGGTGCGGCCGAGTACGTGCCTGCGGTGCTCGCCGAGACCGGTCAGACGCGGGCTGTGGCCCCGTTCGCTGCGGTCTCCTGGGAGCCGCTGATCGGGGTGGCCGGTGATGGCCGCCCGGTGGATTCGCTGCTCTACGGGGCCGTGACGCTGGCGAAGACCGAGGTCGGTGGCGGGGCATCGCCACTCCAGGCGCTCGGCAGGTCGGGTCAATGGCTCACGCTGACCGTCGGCACGCTCCTGTCGGACACGGGACGTCAGTCGGAGTCCCTGGCAATGGGGGTCCGTCCGGTCGGCGGGTACATGCGGATGCTGAACCCGCCGTCCTGTTCGCGGTGCGTCGTCCTAGCCGGGAAGTGGTACCGGAAGAACCAGGGCTTCGCTCGACACCCCGGTTGCGACTGCCGGCACATCCCGTCATCGGAGTCGGTGGCCGGGGACCTGACCGTCAGCCCGCAGGCGTACTTCGACTCGCTGTCGAAGGCTGAGCAGGACCGGATCTTCACCAATGCTGGCGCCGAGGCCATCCGCAACGACGCGAACATCGGCCAGGTCGTGAACGCCCGACGCGGGATGCGAACCGCGCAGATCGGCGGCCGGGATGTCCTCATCACCACGGAGGGCACCACTCGCCGCGGTGTCGCCTACCGCGCCATGAACACCGACCGCGCCACCGACGTCCGCAGGGCCGGGCAGCGCTACTCGTCAGCTCGTCGTCCCCGGCTGATGCCCGAGACGATCCAGCAGGTCGCCACCGACCGTGCCGACTACCTGCGGCTCCTCGCCGCGAACGGCTACCTCGGCTGATCTTCCCGCCCGCAAGGGGTGGGATGTTCCC